TTACGTAGCGCATTAGCTGGCTTTGTAACTGAGGGCTCAACCGAAGCCGTACAGGCGGGCGTGCAACAACTAGGTGTAAATCAAGCTTTACAGCCAATAGATAATCGCGACGAAATGCAAGGCGTAGTTGCTGCAGGTTTAAACGAGGGTTTAGCCGGTGGCGGCTTTGGTGCCGCTGCGGGTGGTATTGGTGGCTTAGTAAACAGGCAGCCAAGGGAGCAAACTCCACAGACTGAACCAACAGCAGAGCCAGCACCACAACCAGCGGCTGATCCTGTCACTGAGCAAATGAAAGCAAGCAACCCTAATTTGGGTGAGGCTATGGCGAGCATGGATCAGCATTCTACCAACGTTAAAAACGAGGTGGATAATTTAGATATTCCAACCGCTGCAAGGCAGGCAGGCTTTGACACAAACGCGGGTGCGGGGCAGTTTGGCGACTTTATAACCAGCCCTAGCCAAGAATCAATCCAAAGCATGCGCAATCAAAGCATTGCCGATATGATTAACGATGCAATTAATAACATAGGCCCTACACCTGATGATCGTTTCAGTCCAATAAAATACCAACACGTAGGCGAGTTATTATCACCTGAGCAAAGCACAGAATTACAGCCAGCCCCGCGAAAAAATGCACAGATTGATAGCGGTTTTATTGATGGTGAAGTGGTAGCGCCACAAAGCTTATTACCTACACAGCAGCAAACACAAAACCGCCAAGCGTTTGAACGCGTGCAATCTGAGTTTAATAACCAGCCCGCACAAATTGAAAGTAAAGATATTATATTTGGCGAAGATGGTAGGCCACGCCAGCGAGCAGCAGAACGTGTTAAACAAGCAGGTAAAAGCGCACAAAACTTACTCCCACAAAAAGACATTATATTTGCAGGCAACGAAAGCGGCGTAAATGTAGCCCGTAACGGCAAGCCATTTAAAAGCATGAAAGAAGCGCGTAACAGCAAACTAGCACGCGAGGCAAAACGCCAAGGCTTAACCGTTGACGTTGTACCGTTTGATAATGGTTATGGCTGGATGGTTAATAGCAATAATCAAGAGTCCGCACCTATATCCGCACCTATTACAGAAACAAACGCACAGCCAACCGCTAACCTAGCGGGTGATCCTATCGATAGCGAATGGACTGCATTTAGCGAGCAAAGCGAAACTAAAAATATACCACGCGCAGAAATGCCACAAATTAAAGCCGAAAATCGTGGTGCTATGGTTAATTTTATGAATGCACGTGACATAAGTCATGAGCAAGACGAAGTTCCTGCAAGCTCATTAAAGCCAACGCAACAAGAGTTTTCACCCGCCAAAGTTAAAAAGGCAATGGAATTTGAGGGCGGCAACCGCTCTATATTAGTATCAAGTGATAACTATGTATTAGACGGGCATCACCAATGGTTAGCTGCACGCGAAAAAGGCGAGCCAGTAAAAGTGATCCGCTTAAATGCGCCTATTGAACAGCTAGTGCCATTAGCTAAAGAAATGCCAAGCACTGAAACGCAAGATAATGCTGGCAACTTAACAGCAACCGGCAATGAAGAAACTGCCACCACTGGTAAACTAAACAGCGATAGTGGTAAACAATATGAACAAAAAGCCGTTAAAACTGCCGAAACTGGTAAATTAATTGAACAAGAGCCGGTAACCACTGAACAAGCAAACCAACTACCATCAATACTAAAAACCACCAAACGTAAATGGCTACAAAGTGAAACTAAAAAGCTAGGCATTAAAAAAGGTTCGCCAGGCTATGACGCAGCCATAGCTAAAATAGAAGAAAGCTACGAGCCAGCTATTGATAAAGCGCTCGCTGAATCATCGTTTGAAACATATCAAGAGTTCAATAGCGATACACCGGAAAGCATTAACCGCCAAGCTTATAGCGAACTACGCAAAGAATTTGGTTTAGATGATCAGCCAATTGAAAAACCACAAGAGCAAAAAACAGTACAAGCCAACGATACGGAAAGTCCTAACAGTTCAGAAAATAAAAAAGTAGACGATCCTGTAGCCGCAGACCCCGAAGCTAATAATCAGCAATCAAGCACCAATCAAGCAACGGTCAAGCAAGAAAGTATTAATGACTTTGGAGAAAAGCTAGGCGGTGCACGTAAAGATGTTTGGGGTGGGTTTAGTGAAGCTATCCAAGATCAGCAAAGCACAGCAGAATTGCCGCTAGGCAAAGCGTGGCCCGAACCTAATTACAAAGATCTTGCAGAAAAAGGCGTAAGCGCCGAGTCAATCGCTCTAATGGCAGCAATGCGCAGCGAAATACCACCAAAGCCAAGAGTAGCTAGAAAAGTTGCTAGGTGGGCTGAAAAAGTTAATACGTTAAAGTCATTTGCCGCAGACTTAATGAATGGCGATCGTGACGTAGAAAGCGTAATGCAAAGAATGCGAAACCATAGCTCAAAGCTAGCGGCCATTGTTGATGCTATACCATCCATAGCTAAAGCCGATCTTGATACACTAAAAAGCGTTGCGGATTACCGTATTAACTCTGGTAGCTTTTCTATTTTTGGCGGTAAAACATATTCACCTAGTAAAGTATTTTACTTTATAGAGCGCAATGGTCGCCCTGTTTATGATGGCGCTAGTGAAACGCTTAGTGACGTACAGGCACTATTAACTAAAGTAATAAAAGCTGATCAGGCTGATAGTGCTAGTGCGACCAGCGGCAAAAAAAGTAAAATTAGCGTTTATCGTGATCGTTACACCAAAGATATTTATCTTGGATGGAAAGGTGCAAGCGGCGTTTTAAAAATAAAATCATTTAACGATTTGAGCGCTGCAAGAGAATACCTTAAAAACAACCGCGACGAAGTAGAGCAAACGCTACAAAAAATGAAAGAAACCCCAAGCATGCGCAAACCGGTTAATGCTGAACGAATGGGCCCTGAACGCTATGCAGAAAACGTAACACCAGATACGTTTGGCGAAACGTTTGGCTTTAGAGGTGTAGAGTTTGGTAATTGGGTAGAGCAAGCTAAGCGACAAAAGGATTTAAACCAAGCTTACGACGGCTTAATGGATTTAGCAGAAGCACTAGACTTGGAGCCAAAAGCACTAAGTTTAAATGGCAAGCTAGGACTTGCATTTGGCGCCCGTGGTAAGGGCGGTAAAAATCCTGCAGCAGCACACTACGAACCAAATAGCGTTGTTATTAACCTTACCAAAAAGGCAGGTTCAGGATCGCTTGCGCATGAGTGGTGGCACGCCTTAGATAACTATTTTGGCAAACAAAAGGCAAGAGGCGAGTTTATAACGGATATGCCTTATTCGATGCCTACTGATGAAATCCGTCAAGAAATGGCAAGTGCATTCAAACATGTAAGAAATGCCATTGTGCAAAGCGGCCTACCTGAACGGTCAAAGCAATTAGATGCCAGGCGTTCTAAAGCATATTGGGCAACACCAATAGAAATGACGGCGCGATCATTTGAAACTTACATTATTGATAAGCTTAATCAGCAAGGTATAACTAACGATTACCTTGCTAACGTAGTGAGTGATGAAGCGTGGACAGCAGCAGAGTCGCTAGGCTTTGAGTCGGACAACACCTACCCATACCCCAACAAAGAAGAGCAAGAGAAAATAAACCCTGCTTATCAAACATTGTTTGATACTGTTGAAAGCGAAAATACCAGCGAGGGAATACGTTTATTCTCAAAATCTAAAAAGCCAACTAGCAGCAAATCAATCAGCACTGAGCAAGCGCAGCGTATTGCTGATCAGTTTGTTAAAGACTTAAAAGGCGCTAACGGGATCACTGTTAGTATTCTTGATGATACCGCCACAGCAGAAAAGTTATGGCGCATGAGCTTAGATGGCGCAACGGTTAAAGGCGCTTATAGCGAGCTGAGTAAAACGGTTTATATAATTGCAGAAAACATTAATGATTTAACCGATTTAAAACAAACGCTAGCACATGAAACAATAGCCCACGGTGGACTCGACACTGTTATTGGCGCCGAAGCCAAGCAGGCGTTTATTGATCGCATCAAGAAAACCAAAGGCCGTAAAGCGTTTGAACAGTATTGGAAAGATGCCAATAACGACTATTGGGATATGAGTTTAGACGTAAAAGCAGAGGAGATATTTGCCCGCTTTGTAGAGAACGAGCCAAGCAAAGGAGAATTAAAATATTGGTGGAACGCGTTAAAACGCTGGATAAAAGCGCAGTTAGATAAAGCGGGGATCATGTACCGTGAAGATGATGAGCTAACCGCTATGCGCGACATGCTTGAAAGCATAGTAAAAGGATTTAAAGCGCAGCGTGAACCTATGGTTAGCAGTCAAGCAGAAATGACTTATAGCCAATCAGATAAAAAATTCAGCCGCACAGCGGATAATGATACCCGTACAGCAAAACAAAAACTTGGACTTGAAGAGCAGGTACGAGAAACCATAGCCGACAGAGCCAAAGCTAAAACCAATGAAACCGTTGATACATTAAAGAGCTCGTCATTTTGGCAACGGTTAAATGAGGGTGTATTTGATGGTTTGGCAGGCATTAAACAAGCAGAGGTAAGCGCAGGGGTTACCGACCCAAACAGGCAAGGCTATGTTAGTGCGCGTTTGGCAAGTGGTTTGGCCGATGTGCTGCATGGCGTATTTAACTACGGTGCGCCAGTGTGGAGAGATGGCATTATTCAGCGCAAAGAAAACACCAAAGGCTTGCTTGAAGTATTTGGCATGGTGGGCGATGACCTAAACAACTGGCTTGCATGGATGGGCGCAAAGCGTGCTGAAAAATTAAAAGAGCAAGGCCGAGAAAACAACTTAACACAAGCCGACATTGATGAGTTGAAAGCATTGGCCAATGGTAAAGAAGAGTTGTTTGAGCAAGTGCGCCAAGAGTACAACAAGGTAAATTCAGCTATTCTTGATGTAGCACAGGGCGCGGGCCTACTAAGTGAAGAACAGCGCGCAAGCTTTGATGAAGAATATTACGTGCCGTTTTTCCGTGATATGGGCGAAACAGATGCAGAAATGGACGATATTAAACGCATGATAGTAGAGCCACATATGCGCAA